TATTGACCCGTGCCCAGAAGGTTACGTCCTGAAAGAAGGGGCCTGTGTTCTAGATACATCGACTACAATTCCTGGGTTCCCAAGTCTTACTCCTCCTTTACCACAAGGACCAACTGTAGTAGGCAACCCTGGATATACCCCAATAGGTGGCGGTGTGGCTCCAAGATTAAATCCGTACCCACAGCAAATGCCGATTATGGCTCCACCTCCTGGGTTAGCTGGGGCACGAGTTGGCGAAGCTGGGATTTTAGATCTATTGCGGGCCGCTAACCGGTGAACTTACAAGCACTACCCGAAGAAGCGCTAAAGGAGATCTTGGCGCTTACCGAGGCTAAGACGAGAATGGACCTGAGAGATCAGGCCCAGAATCTCTTTATGCCTTTTGCCCACCATGTGTATGATAACTTCATTGAAGGTCGGCACCACCGTATTATCGCGGAAAAGCTGGAGCAAGTTGCGAGGGGCGAGTTGAAACGTCTTATTATCAACATGCCTCCTCGCCACAGTAAGTCTGAGTTTGCCAGCTTTTTAATGCCTGCTTGGTTCTTGGGCCGTAATCCGAAGTTAAAGATTATTCAGGCTACACACAACACGGAGCTTGCTGTTCGGTTTGGCCGCAAGGTTAGGGATTTAATTGATGACCCCAAGTATAAAGAAGTGTTTCCAAAGACTCATCTCAAGGAAGACAACAAGGGGGCTGGGAAATGGGGCACCTCCCTTGGCGGTGAATATTTCGCCGCTGGTGTTGGGGCTGCTGTTACCGGTCGTGGCGCTGACTTATTTATCATCGATGATCCCCACTCGGAGCAAGACGCGTTAAGCGAGACTGCGTTTGACCACGCTTACGAATGGTACACTTCTGGTCCTCGTCAGCGTTTGCAGCCTGGTGGCGCTATCATTGTTGTTATGACGCGCTGGGGGAAGAAGGATCTGACGGGCCGTCTATTGGCTGCGCAAGGTTCGGACATTATGTCGGACAAATGGGACGTTGTTGAGTTCCCTGCAATTATGCCCTCGGGGAATGCGTTGTGGCCAGAGTTCTGGGAAAAGGACGCACTGCTTTCGATCAAGGCTTCGCTTCCTGTTGGCAAATGGTCCGCGCAATGGCAGCAACAGCCTACTGCTAGTAACTCTGCTATTATTAGACGGGAGTGGTGGAAGTCTTGGGAAGAAGAAAAGATCCCTCCTTTGTCGTATATCTTACAAGCTTATGATACAGCATACTCAAAGAAGGAAACAGCCGACTATTCTGCTATTACTACTTGGGGCGTGTTTAAGCCTTTAGAGGGTGGCCCCGACAATATCATCTTGCTGGATGCGCAGCGAGGCAGGTGGAGTTTTCCAGAATTGAAGGAGGTTGCCTTTGAGGAACACGAGTATTGGGAGCCGGATATGGTGTTGGTCGAAGCGAAAGCGACAGGGACACCGCTTATTGACGAGTTACGCTTACGAGGCATACCGGCGTTGGGCTTTTCTCCAGGCAAAGGTCGTGATAAGGTAACCAGAATGCACATGGTAGCGCCGCTATTTGAAGCGGGCGTTGTCTGGGCCCCAGCGGATAAGAAGTTCTCGGAAGAAGTAATAGAGGAAGTCACATCATTTCCTAATGGCGATCATGATGACTTCTGTGATAGTATGACTTTGGCATTGATGCGCTTCCGTCAAGGTGGTTTTATATCACTTAACGGGGAAGACGCGGAAGAAACAGAATTTAGACCCCAGAAGCGGGAGTATTACTAATGGCACTACCACCCAACCCAATGGGTTCACTGATTGACTCAGGTATCATGGCCCCAAATATGGATGCTGCGCAAGTGGACATCCCAGTGGATATGCCACAAGATTTCAGTGGCGGCGCGGAAGTTATCGACGACGGTTTAGGCGGAGCAACCGTCCAAGCGCTTATGGGCGGTCAAGATATGGATGGCCCTGAAGAGATTATCCCGCATGATGCAAACTTGTCGGAGTATGTAAGCGATAGCATTCTTCGTGAGCTTTCGTCCGAGATCCGAGATCTTTACGAAGAGGACCTAGATTCGCGGTCCGAGTGGGAAGAGGCATACGTCAAGGGCCTAGATTTATTGGGCTTAAAAGTAGAAGAGCGGTCTCAGCCTTTTGAGGGTGCGTCGGGCATTACACACCCATTGATCAGCGAATCGGTAACTCAGTTTCAGGCTCAGGCGTATAAAGAACTATTGCCTTCTGGTGGCCCTGTCCGCACGGCGGTTCTTGGGTTGGTTGATCAGGCTCGTGATGAGCAGGCCAAGCGCGTTAAAGACTTTATGAACTACCAGATTACGGAAGTTATGGAAGAGTACGATCCAGACATGGATCAGATGCTGTTCTATTTACCTTTATCTGGATCCACCTTTAAGAAGGTTTACTTTGATCCAACACGTCAACGTGCGGTGGCGAAGTTTGTTCCAGCGCAGGATTTGGTTGTACCTTATTCGGCGTCGGACTTGGCTACGGCTAACCGTGTGACCCACGTTCTGCGTATGGATGCAAATGACATCCGTAAGATGCAGGTCACGGGTGTTTATCGTGATGTTGAGATCAACGAGGCTAACGATGAGGAAGAAGATTCAGTTCGTCAAAAGGTGAACGAGCTTGAGGGCATTTCCAAAAACTATTCGGACGACGTACACACTATCCTTGAGTGCCACATTGACTTGGACCTTGAAGGGTTTGAGGACATGGGTGCGGACGGGGAGCCAACGGGCATTCGTCTTCCATACATTGTAACGCTGGATGATTCGTCGGGCGAGGTTTTAGCCGTTCGCCGCAACTACGACGAGACAGATCCAACAAGACGCAAGCGCCAATACTTTGTTCACTACAAGTTTATGCCTGGTCTTGGCTTCTATGGTTTTGGTTTGATCCACATGATTGGTGGATTGGGTCGTGCTGCGACTTCGATCCTTCGTCAGTTGATCGATGCTGGTACACTGGCCAACTTACCCGCAGGCTTTAAGGCCCGTGGTGTTCGTGTTCGTAATAGCGACGAGCCGCTACAACCTGGAGAATGGCGTGATATTGATGCGCCTGGTGGCAGCATTCGGGACGCGATTATTCCTCTGCCATACAAAGAGCCTTCAGCTACTTTGGCGCAGCTTTTAGGTGGGATTAT